CAATGGGAGATCTCACTTTGGGTACGTGAGTCACAAGCTGGCAAGAAGTATATGAGCGCTGCCATCAAGGAGCCGTATGTGAAACCTGAGGAGCAACAAGCTCCAGTATCAACATCAAAGAAGATACAAGATGCAACAGAAGATGACGGTCTGCCTTTCTGATGGAGAGCAACTGACTGACTGGATGATTCGTCAAGTGAGAGAGCGGTACCAAGATAGGTGCCGCTTGATTCACCTGGCTGAACATACTGGCTTAAAGTACAATCAGCTGTGGCGCTTTATGAATGGACATCAGGTCAATCAACAATTTATCAATGACCTGTTCAAATTTTTAGTACATTAGCTTATGTTTTGGTCAAAGGAGGCATATGACATCACCAAGAAACTCACACGGAACAATGAACTCAGTGTGGACCTGGTGAGTCACGTGTACCTCCTTTTGCACCAGCTAGACATACCAGCAGATGAACTGCCAAAGACATTCACAAAGTTTGCCTTTAATCAATGGAACTGGAAACAGTCAGAATTCAACCGGCAATATCAGCGTGGCATCATCAATCACGAACTGCCAGAGTGCTTCATTAAGACAGATGAAGAAGACTTCAGTGAGTATGAAGATATGCTAATCACGTTCCTGGAGAAACCGCCAAAGGATGACACTGATCTATTCTGCAAAGAAATAGCCAAGATGCACCTGTACGGTATGACCTACAGAGACATCCGGAATGAGACTGACCTTTCACTTCAAGTAATTCACCAAGCAATAAAACAATTCAAATATGATCTCTATGCTTATTATCATCACACTGTGCTCCATAGGAATAGCCAGAGCGCTGATGACCTTCAACCTGCCTGACTACAAGCCGCTCAATTGTCAATCCTGCCTATCCTTCTGGATATCGGTGGTGGGATTCTTGGCTATAGATCCGTGCCTAGTGATGCTATCATTCATCACCTACCTTGTGTCTGACTTAATTCTGCTTTATGAGTGCAAATGAAGACCAATCAGCCAATGAACTTCACCTGGCTACAATAGGTGCAATACTCCTTGCTGAACTATTCAAGTCACGGCTACTCCGCAAGAAGATACGTGGCACCAACCTAGAAAAACAACTCAAACAAATACTAAACAATGACACTTTCAAAAGAACTACAAGCACAGATGGACCGCTTCAAGAAGACACGGAGCTGCTCACTGGGGAGCGAACTGAAGAATGAACTGGCTATCCTGCTATTTGACATCAAAGGAACAAGATTGAACAAGTCCTGTGGTACGTGCATCCGTAATGCTATGCAGGATGTATTGAACTTTATTAGTCACGAGGTCCGTATTGAGCCATTCATTGGAATCAGACACGAAGTAGCCAATGGTACAGCTGACAGAACAGAACAAGCTACAGATACCAGGGCAGATGCACGCAAGCTGACTGAGACACTTGACAAGATGAGCTATAAGGAACTCAAAGAATATGCAGGCATCAAAGGGAATATAAAAAGAGAGAAGATATATGAGATTCTCCATCTTAGGTCTAAATAGAACAGGTTTACATATATATAGTTATGGCAACCGATAAATCACCTGCATTTGTATATAACCTGTTCACACTGGCAGAACAGTACATTGATGAGTGCTTGACAAATACAACTGAGGAAGTATCTCAGGGCCGTATAGTGAAGAAACTCAATAGGCACATTCCTACCATTGACTTTTTTTTGAGGATATGGATACCTAGAAACTACTCCAGACAGGACACTATAAAAAGATCTAGCTACTACCGCTGGCTGAATTGGCACAATACAGAGAAGCAGAGAGTGATCCATAACATTGATGAAGCATTCAAAGCACTAGCTAGAGACATTGTAGCAAATGAAGGCAAGGGTATCTTCTACGCAAAGAACAGACTAGGGATGCACGACCGCCAACAGGTGGAGACCAAGACGGTGGAGAAATTTGACTTTGAATAAGATATCTGCTGCAACCCAGATGAATGGTGTATCTTTGACTAGGTGCACCATTCTAATTTTAGCATATGAGTACAATCAAAGGATACAAGCCACACGACAATCAACGTACAATTCACACTGCCATCAATCAAGGCAAGGAGAAGTACTATGCTTTGAACATAGGCCGTCAGTTTGGCAAGACAATGCTAGGCATCAATCAAATGCTGTACTGGGCCATCAATGATAAGGGGTGCAATATTGCTTGGGTAACTCCAGTGTATAAGCAGGGCAAGAAAGTCTTCAGTGAGATGGAGCGTGCAACTGCTGCCAGTGGTCTGTTTGACTTCAATAAGTCTGACCTTATCATCAGTGGCTTTGGATCTACAATCACATTCTTCTCAGGTGAGCGCCCTGATAACATACGAGGGAATACATTTGACTATCTCATCATTGATGAATTTGCATTCACCAGGTCAGAGCTATGGGATGAGGTGCTGAGTGCAACGGTCCTAGTGAAGGGCAAGAAGGTAATATTCATCTCCACACCAAAAGGAAAGAATCATTTCCACAAGGTCTGTATGCAGCCGAACTATGATGACAGATACAAGTACTTTCACTTCACTAGCTATGACAATCCAATGATCCATCCAGCTGACCTTGAGGAGCGCAAGAGGTCAATGCCGGACCACATCTTCAGACAGGAATATATGGCTGAATTCATTGACAATGCCAGTGGACTGTTCAGGAATGTTCGTACATCTGTAGCCACATCAGATCCAAGTGGCAAAGCTTATGCAGGTCTTGACATTGGTAGAGCTGATGACTACACTGTGCTGACCATACTGAATGAACACGGTCATATGATCCACGTTGAAAGATGGCGGCAAGATGAGTGGAGTAAAATCATTGACAAGGTGGCTGCAGTCATCAAGCAATTCAATGCCGTCACTGTGGTAGAGGTAAACAATCAAGGTGATGTGTTCTATGAGATGCTGCAGACCAAGTGCAGGAACTTAGTCAATCCATTCACCACTACATCCAAGAGCAAGCCAATGTTGATTGAAGACTTGGCACTGGCATTTGAGCAGAATGAGATACGCATACTTGACTATGCTTGGCTTATTGATGAGCTTGAAAATTTTACCTACATTTACAATGTGAACACACGAAAGGTGCAGTATAGTGCTCCATCAGGAATGCACGATGATGGTGTGATGTCAACGGCATTAGCCTGGCACGCATTGAAGCACTACAGAATGAAAGGAAAGTATAAGATATTAAGAGCGTAATGAAGAAAATTGAGATCACACTACCACGTACACTGCAGGACTGCACACCAGATATGATGGCCAAGTGGCTGATGATAGCACCAGTGTACCAAGAAGCAGCAGAAGATATGATGACATCACTTGACTTTCAGTGTCAGCTCATCAGCATCTTCAGTGGACTATCAACCGGGCAAGTCAGAAGGGCACACGTTGATGATGTGATGCACTGCTCAAAGCACATCCTTGAATTGCTTGGTACCTACAAGCAGAAGGACAAGCCAACAGGCCGTGTAGTGATTGATGGAGTGACATACCTGTATGAGCCAGATATCAGTGTGATGTCAACCGGGCAGATCATTGACTTGAAGCTGATTGAATCAGTGGCTGAGGATCCGTGTGCAGCACTATCCATCTGCTACATTGAAGAAGGGATGGAATATGCTCAAGAAGACCACAGAGGCAAGGTGCTCAATCCTTCATCCAAACGGAAGGAAATATTCAAGAGGTCCTTTCCTGGAGATGAATTCATTGACTTCTTCGCTTTTTTTTTGCAGCAATCAAAGCAGCGGAAGCTCGCTATCTTACAGATACAACTGATGAGGACACAGGAACAGATGAAGATGCTGAAAAAGACAACAGCACATCAGATACGAGAAGTGACTCAGAGTGGTTCATCTGGACAGGGCTTTTGGTCCACTTGGCAGAAGCGCTTCACAAGGATGTGGACCAGATAACAAGACAGCCATACATCAAGACACTGTTCTGGATAAACTATTTCAAGCTCAAAACGGAACAAGATTACATATTAAGTAGGAATGGCAGAACTGGACTTTCTTGACACACTAGGTATATCTGAGCAGGAACTGACTCAGCCACAAACAGCGTATGAGAAACTCATCCTAGCCATTGCCAATCAAGTGACTGATGACTTCAAGCAGTATATCAGTGACAATGTAAACAATACAGGTAGCTTGATGCAGTCAGTGGTATATATGCCTACTGGAGCATTCTCATTTGAGATACAAGCGGATCAGTACTACAAGTATCAGGACCAAGGTGTGAACGCATTGCCAGAGGTGCCAGGATACAACTACAAGCGGCCAACTGTATCAGGTAGTGAATACAGCTTTAGAACACCGTATGTCAGTGGCAATATGGCTAAGGCAATACAGCAATGGAAAGGTGGCAGTATGGCACAAGCCTATGCAACAGCATCCAGTATCAAGCACCACGGTTTGCAGCCAAAACGAATCACAGAGAATGTCATCACTGATGATGTTCTGAACAAGATAGCATCTGACTTGGCTACAGTGACCGGTCTGATGTTCAACGTATCATTCACCAAAAACACCGACAAATGGCAATAAGCATACTACAGGAGCCACTGCTTCACACACCAGCAAGCAATGAGATACTATGGACTTTCTCATCTGACCAAACAGGACAGCCGAACTTCAGCTACAAGGTAGAGCTGTACATTGCATCTGCTTTGTTTGGCACGTATGAAGTCTATCCAATGTTTGGAAATTATGCCAAGTTTGATGCATCTGAATACCTTCGCTCATTCTTGGGTACACATCCAGAGTATTTGACTAGCTTTAACTGGGTATCAGTAGATCAAGCAATTGATATGCAGATTATTGTGTATGAAAGCTATGGCACACCGCCTTCCCTTGAAGACTCAGTGACTAGTGCAGGGAACTATGCCTTCAATGGTGCTTTGAGATACGATCAGTTCAATGCATTCAACTCAATGATGTACTGGCTTGACTATAGCAATGGCATCAATCCACAGCCATTGACATCCTATCCTGAAGGTGTGCCA